GAGCATTACTTTCCCCAACAAGGTCGTAAGAATCTAAATATTTACTCATCGTTTTTACATATTCTGGACCGTACCAATCATCATCTTCGATAATTAGTATTTTGTCTCCTTTAATATAAGGAACTGCTACTTTCATATTTAATGTCAATGTATGTTCTTCATTTTCTTTTGGATCTCTACGAATGTATTCAATTCCTTTTTTTAAAAAAGAAGACATCGGAACTTTCCCATCATCTATGACAATCCATTGATCTGGTTGTGTTGATTGTTTAGATATCCATAATTTTGTTAATTCAAACGCTTCTGGTCGATCTCCTGTAGGAGTAATAATAGTTATTGGCATTTTTTAAATTCCTTTCAAAAATGAATATTATCTTTCCCAAATACCTTCTATTTCTGATAAACCTGATTTTTTACGAGAATAACGAGTTCCTGCCACATTATGTGTAATATATTCTCTAACAACACCTCCCCTAGAATGACCTAATCCCGGATATTCTTTTAAAATTTTAGTCGATAATCCTTTTTCATAAATCTCATTCATTGTTAAAAAACAAGGGGCTCCGTGATGGCAGTAAGGATGAAATTTTCTATAGTTCTTGACTTGAATAAGTTGAAAATAAGGATGTAAATAGGGAATACTTGGTCCATTACCATGAGCTGCATGAACACCATAAACAAAACCATCAAGACCTGTTTGTTCAATAAAACCTACACCAAAAGTATCTTTTTCCATCATGTCTAACATCCCCTTAACAGGGGATTTAATCATTTCAATATCAGAATCAAACAATAAAACATATGGTGTTTCTGCATAATAAATACCTGTACACATCCCTCTACCATGACCAATATTATAATTAACTTGAATGATCGATGTGTTTTTATCTATTTTCCCTATATCTGAAATATAAGAATAGCAAGGGTCGAGACTGTCTGATCCATCAATTATGATTATTTTCATATTCTTATGGAATTTTCGCAAAGATTCATAAGTTATTTGAAATAAATCTTTGGTGTTACAAACGACGGTCACTCCTGTAATCAATGTTTCCATAAATAACCTTCTTCCTCATGATAACATGTCAAAGTATTTACAAAATAACTTTTAAGATTATGTTTTGGTATATATTTAACTAAACGAGACCATAAATCAGCATCAGCAGGTTCTATTTTATTTTCCTCCTCATAAACATTTCTATATTTTAAAGGAATACTTCTGTAATTATAACAAGTTGACGAATTGATCACTCCGCAAGGAATAGGTAAACAAGGCACAACTTGATTAGGAACAATTCCTTCTATGATAGGAATCACTACACCATTTTCCCACTTAGATTGAGTACAAACCCAATCAGCTCCAAAAGATTCTATTGCCATATTAATCACAGATAAATGATTTTCTGACCAATAATCATCATGATCTAAGTGGCACACGTAATCAAAACCTGCTTCTAAAGCTTTACCAGAAGCAAAATTCATTGCTGACACTCCTGCACAATTCCAATAAATCATCGGATCATTTTTATATTTACTTCTCTCATAAGATTGTCCTAAATTATAACATGTCATTTGATCTTGAGGGTATTCATTTACGATGGATAAAAATTCTGATTCTTTTTCATATTTATCTCCAACTAAAAAAATATGAAAATCTGAATAAGATTGTGCAAGCACTGATTCAATGGATCTTCTTAAATAAAATGGAGTTTTTCCGTCTTCTCTTTGAAAAGTCGTCAAAGAAATTGCTAATTTCATTATCCTCTTTCTCCTATTATGAATAAATGGGATTCCGGATAAGTTTCTGAGTAAGCATCTTTTACCCCTGCAAGTTTGTAATCAGACCAAGTAATTTCCCAACCACAACGATTGAGTAATCCTGCCCACCAAACAGCATCTTCACAAATAATATGGGTAACATCTCTGTTATTTGCCGGAGCTTCATATACACCGTTCTTTCCTAATGGAATAATAGCAAATAAAGTTTGCACATCCACACCACTTAACAAAGATTCTAATTCAAGCAAAGGGATGTGCTCCAGCACGTCTTTAAAGATTCCATATCGAAAGTGACTGATCATATCGAAAGACTTTAAAAGAAACGGAGACACACTCTCATCCGCATTATTTAATGCATATTCACTAATATCAAACCCCCAAGCATCTCTATGAAGCAGTCTCAATGCTTTCACTAAGTAACCTTTAGCACACCCGAAATCAAGAATATGTTCTCCTCGTTTAATTGACAAATGATCTACAATTGCCATTGCCATAGGAATTGTGAGTTCGGGAATCCACCGATAGTTTTGGTAATTACTTATTCCTATTTCTACACCATGATCATAATAATCAGCATTATATATTGACTTATTTAAAATATTTTGACGGCCGATTTTTTCCATTAGATAAAATCCTCCATTTCTGTTCTGATAGCGGCTTCTACCAATTCATTTTGTTCTCCGAAAACACAATTGGTGCAATCTTTACAATCAAAAGGAATTGTCGGATGTTTGCAAGATTCTGCAAAGTCATTCATTTTCATCCATCGAAACTTCTCATGAAATGACCTATCGGCAGAATCATTCAAAACAACTGAACTGCACGGATAAATAAAACCATCATGCAGAAGAAAAGGTTTAAAATATCCCCACCAACATCTCTTTGGATGAGTAAATGTTTTTGCTTGATAAAAATAAGGAAACCCCCAAGTACGCACAACCTTGGAATTATGTTCATTTATTTCTTTTAATTCTTTGATGGATGTTTGACAATCTGGTACTATCCGAACATATTTAGGATTATACTTATTCACACATTCTTCCATTCTACTTAAAACATCATCGGTTGTTTTACTATTTAGCACATAACTAAATCCTAATGTTTTTATAGGGACTGGTAAATCAATATCTCGGACATAATCCAAAGAATTTAAAGAAACACGGACCCATTCTAAATAAACAACATTGGTGCCCACTGTTTCTGCAAGATCAATGCCGTTAGTGATGAACCCTTGTTTTATGCCCCAACTATGAAAAAGTCGAATAGCATCTGCAATGTATTTATACTGAGTAGGATCACCACCACCAGTCCATTCAATAGTCTTTGGATTAATGCTTTTAACAAATCGAATCATCTCAGAATAATCCAAATCTTCATGGGCTGCTCTATTTTTATTTGAACAAAAAACACAATTCAAATTGCATCTGCTTGTTGGGGCTATTTGCAAAGATATTGGATTAATAATTCCTTCTGATTGGAATTTTTGTAAATAAGAAAGATGCCTTAATATCTTTTTTCCGGTAGATGTGTAAATACTATTCATTAATAAATCCTCCTTTTCATAATAAAACAATTTCCAATATGATTGTTCTCATAAACACCCCTAGCTCCTAAAACATTATCAACTGTTCCCAAAATATCAAAAGATTTAAATTTTTTAACAATAAAATCAACAGCAGGTTTTACTCCAGGACATCCTTGTAAATGACTGTAATCATCAAAAATTACAAACCCTTCGAGAGAAAGTAATTCAGAATACATAAAAAAATCAGTGATAACATCCTCATACTCATGACCTCCGTCAATAAACAAAATATCTATGAAAGAATCTGCAACCATTTGCTTAATTTGTTTGTCATGAGAGTTTCCTTTAATGTATCTATAAAAATTATTATGGATATTATACTGACTAATGTTTTTTAAAACTGTTTCTTGGGGAATGGGTGTTCCTATATCAATGGAAGTAACTTTTGTTTTCGGTCGTTGCAGCATCAAACACGCAGAAGCTCCTGCAAAACATCCTATCTCTGTATAATTAATTTCCTGATCATTTGGAAATTCTTTTGCTACATCATATAATATATGATGATGCTCATGGCAAGTAGAAACTGTTAAACTTATTTTCCTGACTAAATCTAAAGATTCTTGAGAAGAAGTGATGGGCATACTATTTGTCCTCCTTATTTCTTTTTAACTATAGGTTTATTTTCTACTTTCTTTACCACTGGTTGTTTATCTGTGGGTTGTTCTTTACCTACTGCTTTTTTACCTGGATCCAACTGTTCTCCCCCTGAATCAACGGGGGGTTCTAACGCTGGGTACCTGTCTTTTTCCGTCTCTCGCAACAATCTCAACCTTCTGTAATTACCAAAACCTAATTTCTTAGCAATTTCATTATTAGGAATACCGAGAGTGTCATTAACAGAGCCATGTTTTACTCCCAAATATGCTTTTGCTCTTGCTTCAGCATCTACGACTTCTGATATGGGATAAGAAACATCCATCAAAAATTCAGGTCTCCGTTTCACTTTCTTGAATATGGGCTCTTGTTTATTATCAAAATCTATTGCCATTTTAACAGTGAATATTTCCGGAAAACTGCTTACCTTCGATTTCAAAAAGAAAATAGCTCGGTAAAAATCAAATTTTAAAAATCGATCAAAATAAGCAATTTCATCAGAAGTCCTATCCGACATTGGTCCACGAGAAGCTTTAACTGAAGCAAAAGTTCCTTTAGTTTGTCCTGTGGACACATCTTCTGGTTCATTTAAACCACCTGTAACCATATGCAAGATGTCTGTATCACCTTCACTGATTGTCGGAAGTTTCGGATTATGTGCAGTCAAAGTGAGTCCTGGAGGAAGAATCAAAGTGCTGCCAGGAGTTTTCTTTGCCATAATGCCCGTCTTTCTTCGTTCTTCATCTGACAAAGATAACCATGTTCTGAATGCTTTTGCATCTTCCATAGTTATTACCCATAAATAAGCCCCTGCTGACTTCTTATGATCAATTTCATACTTCTTTAAATTCTCATAATGGTTTAACCATTCAAGAACTGTTCTTAAATAAGAGACATTTCTGCGGGTAACAAACGACCTGTCCCAAGCAACAATAAATCGTTTAAAACCTCCCACATTCTTATATTTATTTCCTGAACCTAAAGAAGATTTATACAATTCTTTATTAAATCCCGGAATAGATTCGGCAACCTTCAATAGTTCTGGATAATATGCTATAAAGATTGAAGGAACAAGAACTGCACTTTTTGTTGTCCCTTGAACTCCTTCTTGATTGACATAATAAAACAAAGGGAATGTTGCTTTATTAGGATGGTAAATAATACCATCATTATCTCCTCCTGTAATATGAGAAGGATCAATAAAATCAACTTCCGTAAAACCATCTTTATGCAGAGTAATGCACAAAAATAACTCTCCTTCAATGATTGCTCTTCCTACATATTTAGTCCAAAATGAATATAAACGATTTCGAGGATCATATTCATTGTCTTCAATAGCTTCTTGGATCTCTAATATTTCGGAAGAAATTTCAAAACCAAACCCTGTTAGACGCCCTACTTGACCTCTAACCGCTGTTCCTACATAAGGATTTGTATTAAATTTATTCCAAAGAGTTGTTTGAAGAAATTCTCTATCTCCGAGATTAGAAATATTCATTATGCTTTTATCACTTTCAAAACCATCAGCATCTTTTCCTGAACTTGTGTCTTCTGCCCCTTGTTGCCACGGCATCGCGAATTGAATCAACGAAAGTTGTTCATCAGTTAAAGCGCTGAGAGCGGAAACTGCTTCTTTCATCGTCTTTTTCATCTTTTACTCCTTTTTAAATACAAAAAATGCTAAAAACCACTTAATTTTAAGTATTTTTAGCATGATTTGGGACAAAAGAAAAGCCTTTTTCTGATTATGAGTATTTTCCAAGAGCATTTTTTTCTAAAACCATTGTTCCGAAATAAGATTCCCTTCTTCTTTCTTTAAAATCATTTACATTTAACTCCCTACCACCATAAATGCTCCAAGCAACAGTAAACATACTATCATCTTGAATACCATCTTTATCGTTCTTTTCGGGAGAACCAAACCACTTTTTATCAGAATCGTGATAGAAAATTCCCGCCTCTTCTCGAAAAACATCTACTTCTTTACTTCCCATCACTCCTAACGGAGGGCATTTAAAACGACAACCAGAAGCAAGAAGATATAATTCACTGAATGCCCCCCTCTGTTTCTCATACGTAGGAAAAACTGTTTCAAAAGGAATATCGTTTTCTTCACACCAAGGAACTAAATCCCAAATACCCCAACGCTCTCCACATAACTTATCAATGCCTCCATATTCATGATGGCATTCTAAAATGACATTCTTTAAGGATTCCAAACTATGATCTTCTATGTTGATCAAATGAAGCATTACATAAATATAATTAGGTACTATTCCGGCATCCATGATAAAAGGACGAGAACCACTGCCAGGAAGTCCTTTAGCAATACAAGTGAACATGGTTCTTGCACCATGATTGGTAACTTTTAACGGATCTGCTCTATCTATAGAACCTAATACAGCCCACTTAGTATCAAAAGTTCTTCCTAATTTATCCAGATCATCTAAAGAAGCCTTTTTTGGATTTCCAGAATCATCCCTCAAAGAATAAACTTTTTCTAATGGCATCAACCTACTATCAATATGAGCAATCTTTTGTAATTCTTCGGCAAAAGAAGCATCATAAGCCCGAGTTTTTCCATTAGCAGCAAAAGAAGTTATGGCATCTTCTAAATGAACTTTCTCTCCCATCGCTTTCATCAATTCAACATTGTTACCTGGTCTGTTGTCTATTCCTAAATATGCCATAGCTCCCAACATTTCCGGAGTAAATATTTTCTGACTAGATGAACTCCATACATTAAGGAAGTATCTTTCAAAATCTCCTAAAGGAAATTTAGCCCGATAATCATCCAACTGAGCTTGGCTCATGTTTGGATTCCAATAATCATGAGCATTACCTTCTTTACTAAAACGGTAATCAAAATAAATAGTTTTACTTGTTCTTTGGACAAAACTTTCAAACAGCTTATAAAGGATGTGTGTCTTTGCAGATACCGTGGAGTCAATAACACCGATAGCATTGGGAATGTTACGAATAGAACCATCAAGCTGGACAAAGAACTTCGGGTTTCTCATGTCAAAGATTTCAGAGAATGTGTATCCGGTAATGTTAGAAACAATACCGCTGAAAGAACTGATTGCTCGAATAACCGATACATCATTTCCTTTGTCATCTGTAATCCTTATCTTTTTTTCAAGAATGTTTTTCTTTCCCACTGAAGCAAGTAAATTTGGGCTGTTAAGTATGATGTCTTTTATAATGTCAAAATGGACAAATGTGATTTGTTCCTTAGAATTAGCACCAAGAACAATTTGCTGCCGAGACCAGTTAAAGAATTTCCATAATTGAATAAGGCAAACAAAGAGAGATTTGCCTTCACCTCTAGGCCAACAAAGAACAAGGAGACGGTAAAGAAATTTACCATTGACCATTCTTAGTCCTGCCCGTGCTACTTCTTTTTGCTGTTCCCACAAATACTTATAAGATCGACCTGTTTCAGGATTAGGAATATCAGGTAAATCTTTTAACGGACACCAAACAGCCATTGTTGAACCAAAGGGATAGATAGCAATAGAGACATTATCTTCACACCAGGATATAAATCCTTCAGGACCATCCGTGTAAGAATCAGGTTTATATATTTGGTACGGAGGTAAAGCATCAGGATCAATGACCACTGCGGTAGGGATTTCCTTAAATAAATCCCGAACAGTTTGTTTTTGTTTTCCATCTAAAGTCTTCTTAATGATCTTCTTAAGTTTCTTTTTTATTGGATTCATCGAATAACACCTTCTCTGGACGGTCCTTCTTTGCTGATCTTTTGATAAAAGGAACGATCACCATTCACAAAATCAACAAGGGGTTTAACTACTTCTGGTTCTTTGTTTTCTTCTGCTTCTGGTTTAGGTATTTCTTTTGGTTTTTCTTTCCTCAAACGAATCTTTTCTCCGAACTCAAAAGCTATGTCTAAACTTTTCCATGCACTAGATATGCACCTCAAAGTATCTCGAATTTCTCTCAATACAGGATGGATGGCTGATCCTTTTCCTGTAGAAATAACCAAATTATCCACAGATAATTCAATAATTTGCAATCGAACAAGTTGGACATATAGAGGAATAATCTCTACGCCTATCTTAAAAGCCATTGCTTCGTCAAGATAAGAATAGGTATTAAAAATTGCGTGGTAAAGACTTTCAACATATTGCACCTGAACAGCACATTTTCCACGATGGATGTATTTACATTTACCTACAACAGGACATTGGATGTTAGTACATTCTCGAATAGCATCCCAAACAAACAATGGCATGTCTTTTCTTAATGTACCTTTCACTAACTCCAGATTGCCTATCTTTGAAGAGTCAAGTTCCATATAATTAATCACCTTTCTTTCAATTGATTTCCCACGACTTATAACAAAATGGTACAGAAGAGTCAACTCAAAGATATAAAAACGGTTTTACCATCATTTAATTGAGGATTTTCAATATTCTTTTGCTATAATAAGAATAAAAGAACTAATACAGGAGGAACAACCATGACAACACCATTCAAAAATCATCCGGTAACATCATCAACAATTAAGTCATTATCCTATGATGGAGAAGATTTAATTATAAAATTCAACAATGATTCGGAGTATTCTTATGAAAAAGTTCCAGAAACACTTGTTGATGGTTTGTTAAATTCATCCTCAGTAGGTAAATACTTTCATGCCCACATTAAAAATAAATTTCTTACCACAAAACTTACATAAAGAGAAGGAATAAA